AGCCCCTGTAAATCCTGCGAGGCAAAAATGAAAGAAGAAGTTTCCGTCATTGTTTTCAGCTTCACAGTTTACGGGGTACGGATTTCATCCTGTTCACCAACCAGGTATCTTCTTCACTATAGGCCTTGTAATTCCTGCGAGGCAAAATGAAGAAGACCTGTGTTTTAGTAGTCTTCTTGATCTACTGCCCTTTACAGGACATCACTACCTCTTTATCGAGTAGCAGTTTCAGTTATCTTCTTCACTATAGGCTTTGTAATTCCTGCGAGGCAAATATAGAGCGCTTGCGAAAGAGATACCCCGTGCAGTGGTTAGCTGCACAGGGTTGCTCTTCGGGGGTCTTCTTGGGGTCGTGGGTGGTTAGATCTTCGGCTTAACGACGAAATTCACGGCCTTGCTGGTTACCACATTAACCTTCTCGAATCCGAGGATGGCGAAGATCCCGAGGAGACTGGCGCCGGCCGACACAAGCACGTTCGGATCGATGAGGGGAGTCCTGCGATCCACCTTGTCGGCGGTGCGGGCTTCCATCACGGTCTTCAGTGATTGTGCGGCTCGGAGCTGGTCTTCGGAACCATCATCCAGTCCATCGAATCCTGAGATTAGGTGAGTGATAGCTTTGTCAAGTTCGTGAGTCTGGTTTTTGGGCGCGCGATTAAACACGTCAGTCCTCTCTGTTGACTCTCACTATAGGACGTGTTTTTCTCGCGAATCAACCTCCGTGCGGACCGGGAATGGGTGGTGAGTCCATTGGCGGATGTACCACCTTGAGGACCATAGCTGGCCTCTTCTTGAGATCCTCAGGACTCGCATGGAGTTCAAGGCTCATGGTCGTCTTCTCTGGGTCCGAGTCATCCACCACGAGATGGCCATCCGGACGTGAGTCCGCAGATATGACGGCCGGCGGTGGGATGTACGCCTTGCTGGACAGGCCCAGCACCACACCGAGGAAAGTGTCGAAGGCAGTGATCGTGCCGATGACGTTCTCGGTATCGGGCAGATTCCAGATCTTGGCGACGGTGAAATACAGTGTCGCCAGAGCCGGCAGCCAGATTAGCGCGACGGGTTTCAAGACGTCATACACCTTGTTGGTGAATCGCATGTTCCCTCTCCTGAAATATGGCTTTAACAGCCGAGTTCGCTTGCTACCTTGACGCGCCCGAGATAGACGCGATAGGCCTTTACTGATTCTTGATCCCCGGTAGATGTCGGTTCTGGCACAGGATACTGAGTCTGGACGACTAGCACCTCGCAGAACTTTCTGGTTTCGTTCTTCGCACTCTGAACACTGATCAGAAGAACCGCACCGCACAAGGCTATGCAAATAAGCACAAGCACGATGTATGCTCTTCTTTCTTTGATCATTGCCGGCATCCGAGCGACCTGTCCAATGCCAGGAACTTGATGTAAATGTCGTAGCTCCTGGCACGGCTTGGATCAGTCTTCGGATTAGCCGGCTTAGGAACAGGCTGAGTGTTTACAAGAGTGTCGAATAGATCGCAGAACTTGTGATCGTTGATGTTCTGCTGGACTGATCCATACACCAGAACGCAGGCCGACAGAAACACAGATATGAGTACAAGAACGATGTACCCTCTACGTTCTTTCACCAGTGTCCCCTGGATGCGATGGCGGCGATGGCGGTGGCTCCGGTGGGCGAGGCGATTCCGAGGATGAGCCAGGCTCGGAGAGGATGGATATGATTGCCGCCCGGGCTGACGGTATCATGCAACCGAATCCGACCAGAATCAGCGGCACGTTTGGTGCTTTGGCGTGCACTTCGGCCCAGATCACCCACATTCCAAACCCTAGCACTACGGTATCCCGTAGATTCTGCCGAAGGGTTTCCTTCCACTTCACCTCTCCCTACCTTCTAGATTGTCGTGGACCATTGTCCGACACCATCGACAGTTTGACCAGTTCTCACGTATGGTGTCACCAGTTTCCAGACTCCCCCGACACGCAAATATACATCAGCGGTAGTCCATTCGCCGTTAATCCTGATCCAGAATCCTGGCTGCATCTGAGTGAAGACTGTGTCCGCACCATTAGATATGCCGCCATTCTCCCCAGCGTGGTTGATCGCAACTACCGTGAACCAGTATTTACCACCCGCGTCTAGATGGGTGAGGTTCCTGATTCGGCTGTTACCGTAGTTGTGCGTGGGATTGTCGGACAAGTCGAACGTTCTGTAGGTTCGCAAATCATAGTTGTAGACTGCGTTCCCGTGATCGTCAATCGGATGATCCCACTGCAGGGTCAGGGATGTGGGTCCTTGTGCTGTTATGCGGAAATTCTGAGGCTTGTCCGGACGTTGCGGAATACGATCTAGTTCAAGACCAACCGCAGCCGAACTTCCACCTCCGAAGGTGCCTGTTCCAGTGGCACCGAAAGCAACTGAGAAGTTGACATGCGCGAACCCATCAGACCCATGAGTCATGGTGAATTCATGCTGAATATAGTCAAACGCCTCGTTCGGGCTCAGATTGAAGCTGAACTTGTCGGGGTTGTAGCTGCCGTCACCGGATATGCTACGGTCTACCTTGCTTCCCGACGAGGAACCGGATCCGACATTCTTCATGGTGCCGGTCACCCTGACGACCGAGGTATTTGCTACCCAGTTTTGCGAGACCTGGGATACCGTGATCGTCAGGAGACCTGCACTACCGACATTGTTGGTGTTGAACGCGAAGTTGCTCATGGTCGGCTACGAGATTCTCAGGTAAATGTTTCCATTCACCGCACCGCCGACAGCATCTGAAGCCGCGGCGGTTCCGTAGCTGATGCCGAGGTTGACTCGTGCCGTCGGAGCATCGATGGCGCCCGTTCCACCCTTGACAATCGGCCAGGGTGACAAGATCAAGGCCAGGACTTCGGCGATCATGTCCCGGGTGCGGTTGATCTCCTGAGCGCCGAGCTTGGCTTCGCCGCCAGTCCCTGTATCGGGGACGATCGGGTAGCCGGCTGCTTGTGCCTCATCGCCAATAGCCATGATGCCTCTCCTTTCCTAAAGATCTGCCCAGTGGACCGTGTCTGGAATATCGGCCCACACGTTGTCGCCCTCGAAGTTCAGCCAGGAACCTGGCGTAATGACCTGCGAGACAGACAACGTCGGGTATTCAGTATCGCCCGTAGTATCAGACGACGAAATATGTTCGGTTACCAGCATCAGACCGCCGAAGCCGTCTGAGTTCCGTTCCTCGACCAGGTCACCAAGAGCATAATCCTGACCGTAAACGTAGGAAACCCCCGGCGGAATTTTCCCATCGAAGGCATACACCTGTCGCTGTGCCGCAAGAGCGATCAATCCCTCAGCCCGCAATGCAGCGTCGAGATCGGGGCCGGCATCAGCGTCATTACTTGAGTTGACCAGCATGACGCGCCGGCCAGCTCCTTCAGCAGCAGGATCCGCGGTTGGCGCATAGACAATCTGCATCCCGTTGGTAGCATAGACATAAGCCACCGTCTTGAGGATCGATGATGAGTTCAGGACGTTCTGACCAATAAGGTTGTCCATGTTCTGGTCAAATATGACCGCGGGAAGAACCCCTTGATTCGACGTGAGATCATTACCCACGTAAATTTCGAAATAAACCTCCCCCGCATCACCGTTTCTTACGAATCGGAACCCCAGACTGTAGGCAGCACAGAGTTGCGTCAAGGTGGAATATAGGGTATCTGGTGAAGCCGTCAGGGTAATGGTGTCCGTAGGCTCGCCAAGATTCCCTTCAGTCAGCAAAGTACCTGGCTGATAGTTCGGAATGTTGTCGTGCACGTCAAGCGCCGTCTCGAAACAAACCCGGCTGAACAACTCCCGGGCAATAGCTCCTGGTGTGCCCGTGATGACCCAATTAGGCGTCGTTGCAAGATCATCAAGGCCCGGCATGGCCACCCGGTCATCCAAGAGGAATTCGAGAGACTTGCCGGTAATCGTGAGGTTTTGTGCATTGGTGTTCTCATCGATCGCATCCTGGATCGTGTCGATCTTCATGATGTAAGTCGAGCCCTGCTTGCCAATCCAGGTCTGATCAGCGTAGAGCTGACGGTTTGCGTGGGTCGACTTGGCAACGATCTGGAAATCACCAGCTGTGTTGAATCTCTCAGTCCAGATGAACGACTGAAAGCCTTCGATGATTTGCTGTCGCCGGAACTGATCGTCAAGGGTAAACCACACATGCCCCATCAGATCGCCCCGAACTGAGTCGTGTACACCATGGTGTAGGGAATCCCCGCGCCAGATGCAAACGCCCCGAACTGGTTAGCCCCTTTCATCAAGGACAGCCAAGTTCCTGTTTCATCGAAGCCGGCCAGGATCGAAGACGTGATGCCACCCCTTGTCAGGGTAATCGCCTTGAGCCCTGGCCTTGTATCGATCGTGATCACATCACCAGAGGCAAACGTGCCAGTGACTTCCATCTTCTGACGCATGTTGTCCGGTCTTTGCAAGCTGATCCAGAAGTCGGTCAGGGCCCTGTTGACATTCAGGGTAAATATGAGCCCTGCTTCTGAGTTACCTGTATATGTGATCAGGCTGGTGTTGGTGTCCGTCCGCGTACTACTGCTGAGCGTCAGCGGCGCAGGCCCGTAGAAATCCGGGTCATAACACACGATCGAAATATCGGCTTCTGGGTCATTGGTGAACAAGGGGTTGTCGAAAGTCTCGACCTGCCCCTTGGTCACCATCGTCAGAATATCGTCGACATAAAAGTCCAGGTCGACGAACGCCTTGGTCATGAAATAGTCGTACAGCACCGAACGCAGAGACTGCACAGTCGTGTTGATGAAGTCCGGTACGAATCCGATCTTCATCGTGATGTTGCGAATATCCCTTCGGGCACTCTGGGCTTGAGCCCCGTCGACCTGCGCCAGTGACGATGAGGTCAAAGACGCGGCGACGGGGCCCAATCCATCGATCTCCCGGATGGAATATCCCTTGGAAGTGTCAAGCAATGGAAGCCTCAGAGTACTGCCAAGGACGTTTGTTGCTTCAACGACTGTTAGCACTCAGTGCTCCCTTCGCTATAGACAGCTGGTTCTTGGTCTTTCGGTAGATGGTTGTATCAGAAAGACTCTCTGGTGAATAGTTATTCTGATTGAATGTCAGGTTTGTCCCACCGGGGTTATTTTGCGCTGCGGCGGCCGCAACTGCAGCCTGAGAAGCCGAAATACTTAGCGCTGAAGCAGTTGACCCGGTAGCAGCAATCAGCTGAGACTTGGACAGCTTGTTGAGATCGCTGAAACCTTGCTGCGCCTGTGAAAGATCGATCACCGGAGTGATCCTAGGCTGTAGATCTAGATTTGAGCCAACGACATCGTTGACGCTGGACAAGGATTTGCTGAGAGCATCCAGCATGGCACCGCCCATGGTCTCCACCTGATCCGTTACCAGACTAGTGGAATCCTTGATCCCCAAAGCTGTTCCTTCAGGAATACCGACACCGACTTGGTCGTGGAACGCCTTGGACGGGGAATTGATCCCCAGGAATCCCTTGGCCGCGTCGAGTGCACTTTTAGCCATGTTGACAGCCGCACTGACAATGGATCCGATGCCGCCGGTGATAGCAGCCACCATAGCGCTAATGATCGCACTACCAAGATTGGCTGCTGCCGAATGAATGGCCGGACTGCTTCCACGGAGTTTGTTGGCGATACCGTTGACGAGATTGATCACCATGTTAATACCAGCGGCAACAACTCGTCCTACACTTCTGCCAATCGCATTGATAAATGCGACTATCAGGTTCGTTGCTGCGGTAGCCATTCTGGGAACCTGTCTTGCGATTCCGTTCAGCATCCCTACGATCAGGTTTGCTGCCGCAGTAACAAACTTGGGCACGTGATTCGCCAGGCTGTTCAGCAACTTAAGGATCAAGTTGAGGAACGTATTGATGATCGGTCCGGAATTCTTGTTGATCGAACCAAGAATCGCCGTCATTACCGCACCGAATGCTACTGCCGCCTTGGGTGCAACCTTGATGATTGCACCGAGCACCGCAGATATGATCGCGACAAATGCTGCCTCGATCGCTACGGCGCCCTTACTGATGGCTCCAGCGAACGCTACGATTCCTTCACCAATCTTGCTCAGGGCGAGAGGAATAAGTGACAGGATACTGCCGACGAACGACACTATCGCTGCTCCGGATGCGGTGACTGCCAGGGCTAGAGCCGTGAGACCCACCGCGAACAACGCAACGCCGGCGCCGGCCGCCAATATACCGATGCCAAGCAAGGCGATCGCTGCACCTAGACCAAGAAGCGTTGGTACAACTGCTGTCAGCAGAATTCCCGCCGCGGCCAAAAGTACAAATACGCCTGCGAGAGTCGCCAGCCCCTTGCCGATTTCTTCCCAGGACAGTTGTCCCAAGGCGATAAGTACCGGTGTGAGGATGGCCAGTGACGCTGCTACAATCAGCAACGCCGCAGCACCTGGCAATGCTCCAGTCATGAGGAGCATGGCTGCTGCGATGATAGCTAGTGCGCCGGCCAATTCGATCAGCGATTTGGCGATTGCTGTCCAGGACAGACCGCCCATACTAGCCAGTGCACCCGAGAGAAATACCAAAGCTTCAGCCACTGCCAGCAAGCTGATACTCGTAACCAGCATCGTAGGTGGCATCAGGTTCATCGCCAGAGCGATAATGCCCAATGCTGCCGCAATACTGATTAGGCCCTTAGCCAGGGTCTGGACTGACAGTTTCCCGAGGGATGCTACGGCTAGGGCGATAACATTCAGGGCTGCACCCACGAGCACCATGGCGGCTGCAGTGGTTATGAGCTGTACACCACTGATGGCATTGAAGCCGGCCAGGATTGCTAGCAATACGCCGATAGCCCCGATACCCTTGACCAAACTATCGAGACTCAGATGCCCGAGTTGCAGAACCGCCAACGCCAGAGTGTTCAGCGCAATCGCCATGATCTCCATGGCAACTGCTGAGACAATCAGTCCCTTGGAGTTGGTGGACATCAGCGTTGTCGCACCGACAAGTTCCACCAGCAGGATTGCGATTGCACTCAGGCCCTTGGCCAACTGCTCCCAGCTGAATTGCGCCAGGATAGCCACCACGCCTGATAGTACAAGAAGCGCACTACCAAGCAGGTTCAGAGCGACTGCAATTGCTTCCATTTTGACTATACCGGCAGACCCGCCGACCTTAGTCACAACGGCCATTGCAGTGAGCAATTCAGTGAACATGACCGTTATCGCAGCAAGGGCCTTAGTCAGATCCTTGATGTTAATCAGTGACAACACCAGCAATGAAGCTGCCAGCAGTGCCACAGCGATCGCGATCTTCTCCAGAATGCCAGCCTTAAGGCTGTTCTGCAGCGTCCTGAGTGTACTGGTCAATGCTTCGAATGATTCCTTGATGCCGGCGAATAGACCGCCACCACTGCCGCCGCCCTTAGTCAGCCCCTTGATGAACTTTCTGATGGACAGTAGCACACCGCCCAGCAGAAGCTGATTGATGATGCCGATGACAGCGTTGAAGTTTCCATTCTTGATTCCGTCGGCGATTGCACCGGCGAGACCACTGAAGACGGCGCCGATCTTCTGGACGAAACCGCTGACGGCGCTCGTTGCCTTTCCGGCGGCGCCACCGAAACCGCCTAGCAGGCCGGTGATGTTGCCAAGGAGCTTAATCGGAAAGGCCAGAACTTCGCCGAGAACCCGGAAGAATGTTGCAAGTGCAGTTCCAGATTCGATCGCGTTCTTCAGGTTAGTAATGAAGTGCGCAAGAGTGGCAACGAAGTCCAGGAAGCCACCACTAGCACTCTGAGTAGCCCCGCCGATCTGGGAAAGACCGCCGAACAATGCCTTGATGACATCGATGACAATCTTGACAGCCGAGAACACGCCCGTGAAGATAGTCCTGAAATCTTCAAGAGTCTTCTTGGTTGGCGTTAGTGCGTTTGCGAATGCCAGCAGATGGAATGCTAGCGCGATCAGACCTTGAGCTGCACTCCCGCCGTTTGACGGAAAGACATCGTGGAAAGCTTGCCCCACCGTATGCAGAATTGCGCCAAGCGCCTTGAACGTGGTGGTGATGGCCTGGATGACAATATCCCGGCCGCCAAGATCAGTGAACGCCTGCAGCAATTTGGCAAGGTTGTTGATTGGAGTGGTCAAAGCGCTTTCAGCAACAGAGTGCAATGCTGATAGCGTCTTAGTTGCCTGACCGATATTGCCGATGATTGCCTGGAATACATTCGACCAGGCTGTGGCAACTTCTTCCTTCAGGTCCTGGAATAGACCAGACACGGTCCGGACCTGAGTTGCCGACTTAACGGCAATGCTGGCCTGCTTCTGGATCGCGTCAGATTCCTTCGACGTGAACCCAATTGCCTCAAGCTGTTTCTTGCTCAGGTCACCAGTGAACTCGGCGAGCGTCGTAGTCAGGACCTTGGCAGACAGCCAGCCGCCTTGCAGAGACTGGCGAAAGCTGCCGTACTTCTTGATCATAGCGTCGACGGATACGCCCTGAACTCGTGCGGTGTCGATCAGAGCCTTCTGGAAGACCTTACCACCGAATCCTGCGTTAACTACTGAGTTCCAGTCCTGCAGCTTGACGACGCCGGCCGCGATAGACTGAGAAAGCTGGTACATACCTGTTGAGGCCTGCTCAGCACTCGATCCAGATAGGGCTGCCAGGTTCGCAATGCCCTTGATCGAGGCTACTGAGGTCTTCAGACCAACACCGGCCGCGGTGAATGTGCCGATGTTCTTTGCCATCTGACCGAAGTTGTACACGGTCTTGTTGGCATAGGTGTTCAGTTGATTGAGTGCTGCGGTGACTTGTTTAAGAGTCGTGCCGGCCGCAGAGGTGTTCGCCAGAATCGTCTGGATTGCATTGATCTTGGTCTCATACGAGTCCAGACCAGCTTTGATCGGGTCGATTGTGAAGGACGCGAGCAGGTGTTCTCCGGCGAATAGCCCTTGCCGGACGAGGGAGGTGAATGCTGTCAGGCCGGCGATGCGCATCAGGCTGAAGTGATGGGTTACATCGTCAATCCCCTGAGACATACCATGCAGGGAGAACTTCTTACCTGCTTCATCGAGACCGTTGATGTCCTTCTCAGAGCCTTTAAGACCGCTGAGGCCTTCCTTCAGGCTTTTGAGCGCGCTAAGGGTGTTCTGAATCCCTGAAATAAGACTGGCGCCCTTGAACGTCATCTCGAGAATGCGCTCGTCAATGCTAGCCATTCGACATCACCTCCCTCCATACCGCGTTAGCGATCTCGTCAAATATAGGCTGAATCGCTGGGTTGATGTAGTCTCTTCCCTGGACGTAACCACCAGTTCCGGTACCGTGACCATACTGCAGCATGATCGCAATAGGTGTTCCGGCTGCGTCGAGATGCGTGTTGGTCCAGGCGATCACTGCGCCCGCGGGATTCGCAGATATCTCGTAGCTCCAGGATGCTGCGGTAACCCCCGTCTCTGCTGGCGTGGCTGCGGACAGTGCTTCCACGCCTCTCTGAGCATATGCGTCGAGATTGCGGAACATCTGACCACGGCCTATTGAGGCCAGGAAACGTTCGGTCACACTGAACTGTCCTGAAACCGAAATTTCGATCGGCACTGGACTCCTAGGTCTTGATCATAAAGTTCAGGTTCAGGTACTGCGGCGTATGATCTGCAACCGCGGTCACACCTGTTACCAAGGCGCCGTTGTTCTTGCTGGTTGATCCATCGGTAGCCGTTGAAGTGTCGTTGACGTTGAAGTTAGCCGTCCACGTATCGCCACTTTGCCGGTTGATCCAAATGTTCGGGCCGGTGCCACTTTGTGCTATGGTGATTTGCGCCGTGACCGGTGTCGCCCCACCTTGAACCGTATGGCCGTGCGTGGTCGCTCCACCAGCAGTACCCAGATGAGCAGTGTCCTGACGCGGGAATCGCTGCTGAAGGTTCGGCAAATTGAAAGTAGTCGTTCCGTTGCCGGCTCCATAGGTCGTCCCGATCAGTGTGAAGAGACTGGAAAAGGTGACTCTCGAAACGGCAGTGCCGTCACAAATAAGCCATCCAGTTGGCGCCGAGGCTGCCGCATACATCACGATGACACCTGTTGGCGCGATACCTAGAGGACCTTCAGGACCTGTAGCACCTGTAGCACCTGTTGGACCAGTTACATCCCCGGCGTCAATTGTGGATGCATCATGTTTGGTCAGGATCAGATGACCCGAACCGTCAACAGTACCATCAACTACGACATCAGCAGCGATCGCTTCCATTGCATCAGCGGTCATGCCTGTAACCGTTGCCATTGGGCCTCCAATCAGAGTGAGTAGATCTGGTATGTATCAGCATCGATGAAAAGTGCTGATGGCCAGGTGATCGAGAACGTCCCATCGCCATTATCTATGACCGCATCATCTGGTCCGTCGGCAGTCCAGGTACCATCACCATTATCGGTGATCCGGAGCAGTGCATTTGACTCGAAGAGCTCGTATACCGTTCCTGGATCAGGCAATGCTGGATTGTTACTGTCATCGCCGTAGAGAATATCCTCGAGCGCAGCAAGCGCATCAACATCAGCGAAGTCGGTTACAACGACCAGATGCGAAGTCGGCCGGCCGAAGGGGATTTCAACCGGAGCAGTACTGAAATCCCACGCGAAAGCCACTGGGGAAATATCGCCGCCTGTTGACTGATACTGATCACTAGAAGGCGAGACTGACGCGTTGTAGACAAGGTGAATCTCCCTTGTATCCCGGTAACTAAATCCGAACGATACACGAGGCTGGGCTGTGAAACCACCATCTAGCCCGATACAGGGTTCGAACTCATCAGGATATGTAAAAGCAGCGATGGTTCCAGCAAAAGTCGACAGAGCCGGTTCATCTTTGTACTTCTGGCCGTCGAAATATAGAGAAGTCGGAGCTGAATCGCCAACTTCCGAAACTGAAACCAATCCGTTCCAGGGTACCCCCGGGGAATTTTCTGGATAGAGAACT